CTTTCCGTCGCTCTGCACATGCTAGTTATGGCATGCGCATTTAACCTCGCCATCGCTTCACTAGGTGACTAGTGTCACGACGCGTGTACGTACCCGCAGAGAAAGGGTCTGAAGGTGATAAGAAATTATCACCAAGGCCCAGATCTGCGCGTCTGCTAGCAATTGCCGACCAGAACAAACGATGCGTCTTGTGCCCTTCGGTAAAATACCGAAGGAGCATAGACCAACCATCAATGTTCTTTACTATAGGTCGGGACTGTGCAACCAACGTACGGTATTCAACCTTTTGCAGGGCTGAATTCCAACGTGATTTGCACGGCCTATAATTACTAGGGATCCGTATTAAGCTTAGACCAGGTAAACCTAGGTCTTCGCTGGGTATGTCAGCATACTTGCTGCATAACCACGTAGCGATCAAGTCGCTAGTAATATGGAAACCATGCCTACATAAGTTATTGGATAACTCCAAATAACTTGTATAGGTGCGGGCGCTTGGGCGTGACGACCACCTCTCCTTAATTCGGAGGGGGGTGACATCGGAGCCTCTATAGGCATCCATGCCACAGGATTCTCGAAAGAATCCTCTGTAACAACTCTTATCCCGGTTTACAAGTAAACCGAAAGATTCGAGTAGTTTCATTGACGTTTCGACTTCCGTCGATTTGACAATGACGTCATCACCGTACACTAAGATGCTCTCTCGAGCATCCGCATCGGTTGTGCCAGCGGATAATATTGCCCAAACAGTTAGCGCCAACACGGGAAAGCATAAAGCTGACCCCATTGGTGCATACTTATTGAGTTTTAATATATGTCCGTTTGGCATAACAGTCGCTAGAGTCCTGCATGCTTCCAGGGCACGTAAAACGTGACCAGGGAACAGCAGACGAACTAGACCCAACGTCACTCTATCACTCGCATCTTTAAGATCGAGTGTAGAGTATTTGCCGTTCTGAGACCCCAAAAGGGCCCCAGCGCGGTTAGGCGTTTGGTCTGTAAAGTGGACATTCCATCGCGTTAAGCGATGGGATTCCACCTGCTCTACGATAGCTACACCTAATCCTTGTTGTACCCACTGAAAACAGAGGGGTTCACAAGAGATCAAGCGAGGTCCTCGGGAGTCCTTCGGCACGAGTAAAACTCGAGCGAAGTTCTCCACTTCCGGTAATCCTTCAAAAGAAGGATACGTATCACAGACGTGCCCAAGCGATGCACAAAAATATGCATCAAATGGATACACTTCTTGGATACGCGGATTAATGTACCGAAAATGCCACTTCTCCCAAAGGCGTTCTCTTGTAGAGACCGCACCGGGACCGTGGCAAGGTACAATATCCGACGGGTCGAAGTTTCGAAAGAGGCGATGAAGCCTCTGACGAGCTCGACGAACCACATCGCTGAGCTCACCAAGCACTTGCATGGGAGCGGAGCGGTCTAGCTCATTGACAAGCTCACTAGCTTTAGTGAACTTCTCATGATAGGGCAAGATATCAGATTCGGTTTGCAAAAACCGGTCTAATACCTCTTGTTCTAACTCAGGCGCGCACGGTACATCAAGTTTGTAAAAAACAAACAAGAGGTGTCGTAACGCTTTGATGCTAGTCACACAGGGTGACGGAAGGACCCTACCGTCTGAAGAGAGTACTCTCTGGAAAAGTTCACCGAAAAGTTTCGGCAACTTACTATTCTCTAAGGTAGCAAACCTTAAAAGAGTAGCGTCCAAAGGAGTATTCTCGGACAAAGCCTTATCAAGGGCTTTGCCAAGACTGGGCAAGGCTTTCGTGAGAAAGCCTATTCCTTCCGCTGTATACCGTTTCGACAGTTTCTCAACTGTCTTGCGGTATACAGACGATGTAATCACCTGACTGAGTGACGTTTGAACGTCAAGGAGTAGGTGGGCGAGGATCTGCATTTGCGGATCTAGACTCTTCCAGGAGGCCATATGGTTCTCCTTTCTAGAGCACAGCCTACCAACTCTTGTCAACTAACAACAAAGATGCGTGGAGGGGTTCCCCCCTCCACATTCATCTAAGGCAGTAGTGCTGGTTGTATGACAATATTAGTACCGAAGTGACCCAAACGGGCCCCATCGATGCTAGTTTGCATATGTTCCAGTGCGCAACCCGACAGTAAGTAAGCTAGTGTAATAACTAGAAAACAAACTGCCATGGCTGCTGCTGCTTTGGATGCATCTGAATCTCGATCAACGAGATGATTCGTATAAACAATACGTTTCATTTTCAGCTCCTTCTTTTCATATTACTATGAAACCAGGATCGCCGAGCAACCTGTATGACTACAGGGTGCCGTTGACCAAGGCGTCCGCACCGTATCCCGTGCAGTCGAATAACACCGTCGTTGCTGCTCCAGTTGTGGAACAGAGCGACAGTAATTCGGCCAGTACGTTTTTGAATTCCGCGGTAGTGGAAGAATCCCCAATGGGGAGATCCACGACGAGGTAAGCAGAAACAGTTACTGTGGCGCCACTGACACCGGCGACTTCTTTGTCGAACCGGACCAGTGAACGCCTGCGTTGGGCTTGGCCTACACCGACCTCACTATGAGAAACAGTAAGGAGGTGTTCCAAATTTGGTTGTGCACCCGATTGGGTGAAAACCAAAGTACGGCCGGACGAACTCTGCCTGAGGAATTCAACCTCAGTACCAGCAGAGTTCTTCACTTCATTTGTTG